TTGGTTTTTGAAAATTTTACAAATTCTTTGAATTTCTCATGAGCAGTCATAGCCATTGGTGCTACTTCCTCCTCAATCTCAGCTGAAAGACTTTCTTCCAGTTGGTTCTTTAAGTCTGCTATCATAGCAACAAGTTGGTTGACTTGCTCCTCAATAACTGGTGCAACAATTGCAAGGATAGCCTCTGCATCAAGCACAGGGTCAACTGACATTGCTACCTCTTCCTCTTCAACTACAGCTTCTGCTTCCGCTTCTGCTGGAGCTTCCTCTTCCTCAGGAACGTCTGTTGACATTTCCTCTTCTGCTACTGCAGGTACGTCTTTGATCTCAATAACTTCTCCGTCTTTTACTACGTAGATTTTATCTTCAATCAGGTGTTCTCCATCTGGTAAAGTCATGGTATATTTATTTAAGTGTTCCGATAATTTCATACCAAGGAAGCCCTCTATTGAGTAGCCTACTTGACCTGACTCAACTAACTTATCATAGTAGTCTTTGTCAGTCACTTGGCTTGTTAGCATTAGAGTGCCCTTAGGGACCTCAATGCCGTATGTTGTGAATGCTTTGTCAGTCTCAGGGTTATCTACTATCCAAGCCTCAAGGATGTACGCTGGTACTATCTTATTTTGATCGTGCTCCAGGTTAAAGATATTCTTGTTGCTTAGGTTAAGCATGAATTTAGCATGTATCTGCTCAATCACATCTGCTGAGAATTGTACATCATACTCTTCCTCTGTATCCTCATCCATTCTATAGATGTTCATAGGTATCATGGCAGGTGCCACAATACGCATCTTAACACTATCACTGAATGACATAGGTGCAACATGAGAATTGAATGCCATACCTTTGACTTTGATTGCAGGCTTAGATGTGAATGCTATCATTTCAACACCTAAGTCCTCACCGTCTGAGTAAGCCTCATCAATAGTAATTTTGTACACTGGTCTGTCCATGCCTATATTGTAGAAAGTTGTATATTTGTTAAAAAATAATTCTATGGTAACAATTTTAGGAAGAGAAGTACCTAATCAACTGAATGAGTTGACGGTCTTACAGTTTGAACAGATCACAAATATCCATGCCAATAATGAACTGGATGCAATAGCCAAGCACCTTGAAGTGTTTGAGTTGTTAGGTGTGCCAGAAGTTGACTTTGAGGATGTATCTATTGAGGAGTTCAAGGAATGTGTTAAGGTATTCAATGACCTTAGCGGTAAGCCTGAGCTACAGCAATCTATTGAGATGGAAGGATACACTTATAAGGCATTCGAGGGTGATACCTTCAGACTATCTGTCAAGGATACTAAGCACATTGAGAAGGTTATGCACTCCAAACATAAGGGATACATAGCTGAACTGTTGGCTATCCTATTTAAGCGTGAGGACTTGACCAAGGCTGAGCACTATGCAGAGGCACACATCAAGCATAAAGCAAAAATGATACGTGAACTTAAGGCTGAGTTAGCAGTGCCTTACTTAGTTGAGATTGGTCAGAAGTTAGCTAAACAAATGCCTAAGGATGCACCTGCCGAAGTCGTGGAGTGAGATAGATGTCTTTCAGTTTAAAGAGATTAGGTCACTATATACCATTGAGGAGACCTTCTCCAGGGAGATAGAGATACTTGCTACACTGGCTGACATACCATCGGATGACTTAGAGGACCTTGACATAAGCGAAGTGGGTGATATGCTTAAAGATATCACCTTCATTAACTCTGAGCCGTCTAAGTTCTACAAGCATGTACTTGGTGAGTGGAAGTTTAAGCCATTGTCTAAGCTCACAGTGGGTGAGTTCATTGACCTTGAGTACTTCTTTGCCAATGACTACATCAAGCACATCTCACATGTAGCCTCTATCTTATACAGGAAGCACAGCATCAATGAGTGGGGTGACTTAGTCTTTGAGCCTTACAAGTACTCACCCTTTGAACGTGCTGAGCTGTTTGATGAGTACGGCATCAATGAGATATACGGTATAATCACTGAGTACTTAGCATTCAGGACAACGTTCATGGAGAAGTATGAGCTACTCTTCCAAGCAGATGAGTCAGAAGAGGAAGAAGAAGCTATCAAGCCAGCTAACTCTCAAGATGCCAAGGCTGAGCAGGAGCATAAGAGTGCTATTAAGTGGAGTTGGGAACGGTTGCTATATGGACTGTGCAATGAAGACCTGACTAAGTTTGACCAGGTCACTGACATGCCACTTGTTCTAACCTTTAATATGATGGCTATGAAAAAAGAGTTAAACATCTAAAGGATAACCTACCTTGAAGCCTGCAGGTGGATCTAATGCCTCAAATGTATACACTATTTTTTGATTCTTTTCAAGTATCTCTGCCACTTGTAGGATAGGATAACGTTTAGTCATCCACTCAGTGTACTGTGAGTATATCTCAGCAGTGATACCAGCCGCATTAAGCTCATCTGTGAACTGTGCAACGTAGTCTCTTGGTGTAATTACTCCACCGTTCCATAAAAATGCGCCATTATTAAGGAAAATAAAGTAGTACATGGCTATGATTTGTATCTCCAACTTCTCAAAGCCCGTTATCTTGGCATTGATTCTAATAGACTCAACCAATGTGCCTTGACCATCAACAACATCATTTCTGATTATACGTTTAAGTATATTTGCCATCCTTCTCCTGGTGGGATAAAGGACATTAAATTCTCCAGTGTTAGCGTATCTTGCCATTGTTTACTTTACTTCGTACTTAGGAAGCTCCACGTTATTTACCCAATCAATAATATCTTGGTCATCCCAATCAGTTGTATAAGTGTAACCAGTAAACTCAACACCAAAATTAGTTGAAGTAGTTGCAAGTAATACACTTGCTGAACATACCCTATCAATTATGTTATCTGTTACCATTGTAACAGTAACCGTTGGGTTAACTATTTCAACGTTGAATTGTGGAAATTTGTAAGTTGCCATTTTATTTTATATTTATTAAGTTAATGTTGTTCCCGTTACTGTAAATGTTCTAACTGGTATATATCTGCAATCATTACCTGCAGAAGTTGTTAATGTTTTTCCTATATAATTAAATGAACCAATATTTGATATCTGAACCACCCAAGCAACTGTACTTGCAATAGAAGGAGTATTTGAAGTCCATATATTCCAATTACCTCCAGTATTTAAATTAAAAGGAGGATAATTATAGGATAAACTAACTCCACCATTCCAAATATTCATCATTTCGTAAATATTAGGAAGTCTCCACCCACTTGTGAAAGACCCTATACTTACTGCTAATGCTCCGTCTATTGCATTGTTCCAAGTAATAGCTGTTGCATTTACTGTTCTTCTATAGCCTAATACTGTAGCACCATCATAAGTAGACCAATCTATCACAATATTATTAGTGTATGTAGCACCCCCTAACTCATCTGTAAACCTATTTGTGTTACCAAAAGGGTTATTACTTGCAAGTACACTAAATGAAGTTGCACGACCCGCTTCAATATCTCCGTCATCACCAGTCCTGTATGAAGTAGTTTGACCTGTTTTCATTAAGGTTTGACCAACGGGTGCAGGTGTGGGAGCAGCACCCCCTCCACCTATCTTGAAGTTTAATGCACTTATCATAGTACTAAAATTACTGAGCCACTTGTTAAAGTAACACCACTAAATTGTTGAGCATTAGTAGGACGTATGATAGTACCTGCCTTAACAGCTGTTGATGGTGCAGCAATGTAAGTTGCCTTCACGTCTGTGCCTGCTATTCTAATGGCACTGAACACAGTATCCTCAAGCGCTACTATAGCATTGATAATTGTTGTTTTTGTAGCTGTATTATTAAGGATAAAAGTTCCTTGATTAGCTATTAAGATGTCGTTATCTGTTGGCATGTTTATTATTTATTAGTATATTTTATTTAGTACAAAGTTCTGTGATTGAATCTTATTAGCCGTCTTAGCAAGTCCCCACTCAGCAGTGATAGTAAGAGTATTACTAACAGTAGTGTCAAAGGTAGTATTGCTTATTAAGGCAAAGTTATTACCTGCTATCTCACCTGCTGCATTATGGTTGTAGCTATATTGCCCATTGACAAATAACTCAGCTACTCCTGCTGCCCCAATCTTGGTAACTGTGAAGTCAATAGTAAGCTCAAAGAATTTATCAGTTGTTATCTTCATAGAGAATACTCCAGCATCTGCTATAGTAACACCGTTTGATTTTATTCTTATATGTATTGTCTCACTGCCTGCACATGATAGGTTGCCACACATCTTAGCCACAAAGCTATTACCTACACTGAACGCATTAGCAGGAACAAATAATGTGCCTACTCCTGCACCCACTAAAGAGGTCTCTGTGATAGTGTTTGTGATAAGAGTACCCAAGGCAGTCTGTGCATAAAGCCCATAAGAGCCAGCCGCAATGATTTGTTGACCAGTGATTGACTTAGTAACGTAGCCCGACCCAGTATCCTCACTTATCTCAAGCAAGTCTGTTGCCTCAAGGTTAGCCCCTTTAGGGGTCATCTGTGATATCTTTTGTCTCTGAGCCATACCTATATTGTAATTAACTTATGATTCTGTTATAATATCGGTGCAACCTCAAATGATTCAAAGATACTACCTTCTTCTATTGTGTAAGTTCCGAATGGGCAAGGGGTGTCTTCTGAAAGTAAATAAACATCATTAATAGCTAACCTCCAATTTGTTCCGAAAGTTCCTCCTATTTCCCAAAATATAGTTCCTGCATCTGGTATATTATAAAAATTCTTACTATTAAACGTCCCGCTACTCTCAACCTCTACCGTTACAGGCTCTTCGCCTATTAAGGTGTAAGTAACACTAATTGTATCACACCCTACTACAACAGGCAACTTAAGAGGTACTTGACAATCTGTCCAGTTGCTCATGTCAACATCTATAGTCATCACCCAGCCAGCAGCATAGTCAAGCAATTGATTGTTTAACGGGTTGAGCGTTGGCACTCCTAAGATATCAAAGTCATAGTCTGAGCTAAAGGTAAAATAGTTTACCAGGTCAACCAGTATTTGATGGCAATCAGATAGTATCACTGTGATGTTGGCACGATCCTTTTGAATAATGTCAAGGCAGTATATCTCTAAGCTGATAGTGTTGGTATTCTCAGTAGGGATAGCCACAATAGGAGCTATGAATATCAGAGGATACTTCTCATCCTTGGTAGCAAAGTTTGGCAGTTGCTCTGTGAAGTCGCTGTGTACCTTTTTAACCTGGAGATGGTCATTGTAGAATCCTTCAATCTTGTTGATTAGTGCTTGATAACTTGTCATAATTCTGCGTTGCGTTGTATTTTGTTTACTCTATTCTGTGTGTTGGTCATCTCAGTCTCACTAACTATTGCAGTGACTGTGATGTTATTGTTCTGCTGTTGTGATGCCTCCCCTCCTACGTTGTTGAGTTGGTTGGCACTACCAAACAATGATACTGCTGGTGTAGCCATACCACCTGTTGATGGTGTTGAGCCGCCCGTTGGGTCTACAGCAGAAGGAGCACTACCACCACCGCTAAAGGTTGTACTTGCAATGGCACTGATACTCGCTGCTGTTGCTGCTACTGATGCTGCTATCCTAAGACCTGAGGATACCCCTAAGGTAAAGTCAGGAACAGATAAGATTGCAAGGATGGCTTGAGCTCCATTGATTGCAGCCATTGCTAACTGCATTGCCTTCTGTTGCTCAAATTGTTGCTTAAGTATTTTCTCCTCTTCCTTACTTCCTTTCTCTATACCTTTGAGCTTTCTATCAGTGTTCATTTGTTGAAGAGATGCAATAACATTCAGACCGTTCTTGGTATCCTCAACTCCTTTGTCAATGGCAGCGTATGTCTTTTCTCTTGACTTAGCATCTATCTCAGCTAATTTGGCAGCCGTTGCCTCTTCTGCTACTATTTTAGCTTGTCTATATTTCTCTTCTATAGCTGCTACTTCTGCTTGTGATAGCTCCTTGTTGGCAAGTTCTGTAATTCTTTGAGCCTCAAGGGTAGACAATGTAGTTGCAAGGAATGCCTCTTGTGCTGCTATCTGCTCATCATTAGTACCTTTTAATCTCTCAAGTGCAAAGGCTTCATTAGACAACTTGGTCTCTGCTACCAGTTGAGCCGCTGCAAGTATTTTAAGATTTTTCTCATCCTCGCTTTCAGTGATTTTTTTATTGATATCTGCAATACCTTTGGCAGTTTCATCTGCAAGTAACAAGGCAGCATCTGAGCCCACCTCAAGGTCAGCCATTTTTTGCTTAGACTGCTCAGTTAATAGAGCTTTCTCTGCCTCAAATAAAGCTTTTGAGTTCTCTTCTGCATTGACTATATCTCGCTCAAGTTTAGCAATCATATTTGCATTGTCCTCTTTCTCCCTTTGAGCTGCCTCTTTATCCTTAATATCATTGATAGATTTCTGTAATTTAAGGATAGCTGTATCTTGGTCAACTGTAGCTTTGTAAAGTTTAGCCTTGTTAGCCTTGACATAGGTTAGCTCAGCATCAAGCTGCTTAAGTCTCTCTGCTTGGATATCCTCCTCTGATGCGTTATTTGTTTGCAGTAATAGTATTGCTTTCTCACCTGCTTTACGCATCTCCTCTAATTTCTTAGCCTCAGCGCTTTTGGTCTCTTGCACACTTTTTACAGCAGCAGTTGTGTTAGATTTAGCAATACCTGCATTGCCCTTGTTAGTTATCTCAAGCTCTTGCCGTTTAAAGTCCTGAATGATAAGCCCTCTCAGTGTCAATGCCTTAGATACTGCCTCCTGGTTGCCAAGTTGTTTAGCCTCTTTAATCTGTTGGTCAACCTTAGACAAAGCCTCCTTAAGCTGAATGTCAAGCATTGCCTTAGCACGCTCAGACTCACCCTTGATTTGCTTAGCCTGTAGAGTCTCAATCTGCTTATCAAGGCTCATGTTGAGGTTCTTGATAGCCATTATTCTATTAGCCTCGTTTGCTATCTCCTGCTGCCCTAAGTCAAACTTAGTCTTGTTGAGGTCAGCCAGCCTCTTCTTATCCTCTTCTGTTAGTTCCTTCTTTGCATTGAGTGAATCAATCTGCCTTTGGTTCTCATATTGTAACTGGTCAATCTCTTCCTGCTTAAGGTCATAGATACTCTGACTTGTATCAACCTGGATGCCATACTTCTCCTCAAGCATTGCTATCTCCTCATCACTCAAGTCCTTTGTAAGGTTATACAAGTCTTGCTGAGCCTTGGACTGTTGCTTGATGCTATCAATATTTTTCTCACTGGACTCCTTTACCGCCTCTGCATTCTCTTCTGCTGCATTGTCAGTCAAGCCCATGTAGTCAGTCAAGTCCTTGAAGCCTTGTATCACCGCATTGATAGGTCCCATGATAGCCTTGAAGACTGCATCAAGTACACCTATCTTTTTAAGGAATACACCTATAGCCACCACAATTACAGTGATAATAGCAACCAATAAGAATATAGGGTTGGCAAGGATGGTCATCCCTAACTTAACGAATGCACCTCCTACAGTGGAGATAGTACCCATCAATCCCTTGAAGCCCTTTGCCAAGTCTGCAGGGTTGAGCTTACCAAGTGCGCCTGCAAAGACTTGAGCCTTTTGATTAGCCTCTTCAAAGTCCAAGCTCATTAATGAGTCCTTGATACCTCCGATTGAGTTGCTGACCTGCTCAAACTTACTGCCAGATGCAAAGACATTCACTGCCTCATTAGCATCCTTGAGTTGGTCCTTGAGCTCACCAGCTCGCATTGATAGTGCTTGAATTGACTCAGGGTCTGTAGCATTGGCAATAGCTCCTTTGAGGTCTCTAAGCTCAGCCTTGATTGCACCAATGCCCGTTATCTTTAATGGTATCTCTACTTCATTCATGTTAGTATGTTCTTATTTCTATTGTTGCAAATTGTAAAAAGTCATCAGCCAAGGCACTTGTAGAGGTATCAAAAGTTCTTATTCTTATCTGATCTGTGTTATCCCAAAACGAAGTGCAAAGTCCTGGGTTTGTTGTACCATTCAATACTATGTATGTCTTATCTTGGTCAGGAAAAGCACCAGTCAACTGACCTCTGTAGTATCCTATTGATAACCTGGTCCACACAATGTCACCTATAGTGTTCTCAAGTACCGTTGCAAGTGGGTCTGTGGTGCTTGTCTGTAGTAAAGTAGCAATATACTTCTTATACGGTACTACAGCATCTCCATTGATAGTGCCCGTCACTGTAAGGTCACTCACCACTATGCCATCATTGGCTAAGGTCTGACCGTCACCTACTATCACTCCCTTAGTGCCAGCCGTAACAGTGTTACCTCTACCCATCACTATTGCATCTGCACCTGGCATGATCACATTTGTGTTGGCAGTCTTTGTACGCATGATACTATCCAAACTTACAGCAGTAATTGTATCACCTATAGGAAGTCCTGCTCCAGTCTTGAAGCGTGCCAGGTCAATCTCAGTATCCACACTAATCAACTCAACCTTGGTCAAGCTGTTGTTGTTAGCATTGTAGTCTTGTATCTTGTTAATGTTCCACCATGAGTTATCTATGTATATCCTATCATTGAGCTTCAAGCCTTGGATGTCTACCTCATCAAGGTCAAACATAGCAGTCAACATCTTACCTACGTTTATCTGGTTGACTGTGCGCCTCCAGTATAGGTTGTACAAGTTGTTGTTAGTTAATGTCTCAGTCTCATAGAAGTAGTAGTCATTGGTCCCGAAGTTGATGTCAAAGGTAGGATACAACGGGTCATTGAAGTGACCTATCACAGGGTAGTCAGTCTCACCAATCTGCCCTGTAGTGCCAAAGTCTATGATATCATACGGTTGACATGTGCCAACACCACCATCATACAAGATGCGGATGTTCACATTGGGTGCTTGACCGCTTATGTTAGGCACATATGCCCCAAAGATTGTACGGTATACTGGAGTAGGGGAGAACAGTAGCTCCTTAGTATCAACGTCCTTAACGTATTCATTGTCAAAAGTGTATTCTATTTGTCCATATATCTCACCAGTCGCTTGAGTGTATGCCACATTAGGTCCATCCTCATCTGGTGCATAGGTTAGCTTAAGCTTCTTGTTAGTTACATCTGGCAGGAACATTAACTCCTGAGCCTTATCCTTTGCCAGCTTTTGACTCCAGTCCTTCTCAGCACCTGAGTCATAGTACTCATCCCTATGTCTTAGTATCAGGTTGTACGGGTTATCAACATCCTGCTCAATGTAAAGGTTGTACATCTGAAAGATTGCCTTAACAAAGTCAGACTGCTTGACCTCTACTGGCACATATTGGTTCATGACTAAGGTTGAGCCCGTCACCTGGATGTTGTTCGATGGTAGTATCACCATGTTGATAGACGCCAGGTCAAGGACTACGTTAACAGGCACTAATGTAAAGCCACCTCCTGCTGCTATCCATCGATTGTTTGGAGTAGGAATATTTGAAAATGGAGCTACATTATAAGTCTGATATACCTCAACACCTACCTCAAGTATTTGTATGTCGCCTGCTGTGATACCATTAGCCACACCACTACCATTGTAGGCAACGGGTATAGGTAAGGTCTCAGCAAAGCTAAGTATTGTTGTGCTCCCTGTTGCAAGAGGTGTAGTGTTTGAATAAATTACAGATGACTGACCATACACAATAGCATTACCACTGCCTGCCACTGATACCCTTGCAAAGACTCTGTATCTATTTTTTTCATTAGAAGCTCCTGCAACAGAACTATCAAGCACTGCGTTCCCACCACTTGAGTTGACCAAGGCAATAGTACCACCTATGGATAGGTTGTAAGTGTAGTGCTCACCTGCATTGGTGTTGGTGCTGAATGGTGAAGAGTACTCACCCGTTGTAGGGTCAAAGATACCTTGACTATCAATCACCTCTGTCCATCCTGAGTCTACTGCTTCAAGGAAGGTGATGTTCTGACCTACTGCCTGCACATTGGTTGTGGTCCATGTATTGGTTGCCTCAACTCTGTAGTCTTCATAGTCTTGGTTGTTGGTATCTCCATTGTAAGGTATCAACAGCTTATCGAAGTGTGCAGCAGCTAACTCACTCCATGTGTATGTGAAGCCAGCCACAGCGAATATCCTATCAAAGTAAGTCTTAGCATATATGCCCGGCTTAAAGTCATTGGCAGTGTAGTCTGGTAGGTCGCTCCATGGCATGACGTACTTGTAGCCATCTGTTACAGTGTGTGCAAATGATGCTACTATAGCAGATGAGTCAAAGACGTGGTTTAAGTCTGAGAAGTCTAAGTCAGTCAAGTTAGCATTAGTGATGGCAGTAAAGAACTCAGCCCTACTATCCTTGATAAGTACGGTGTAGTTCACCTCATCCTCATAGCTGTTGTTGTTCTGTACCTTGTTCACGCTCACCAACTGTAGCAGTGCATCATCTAAGATTGGCACACCGTTCTGCACCACCTGGCACTTAGTCAAGGTGTTAATGTTGAACGTGCCTGCTTGGATATTCACATCGTAGTAGTGACCTAACAGCTCATGGTTGTTCTTAGTACCCTCAAGCACTATGGTCTTGGAGAACGTTCCCTTTCTTGAGGTCAAGTCTCTGATGTCACCAATGTTGAATGTGATAGGTACTGATACGTTCTCAGCCACATCAAGCTGCCCTGTGCTTAGTACTATATTAACCATTTATGATGTCGTTGTTAGATAACCTAATCTGTACTGATTGCTTGATCAAGTTCTTGTTGCGTTGCCTCTGTATGTCAAAGTTAGTGTTCAGCACATTACAGCTAATGTACTCAGTGCTCTCAGGCACATGTAAGATGCAGCCATCCTCATCATACAACGGCACTCCGTCCTCTGTGATGTGATACACTACGTTCTTAACATAAGTCTGTGGTGAGGTAACTAACTGTTGGAAGTAGATGCCTTCGTTCTCACTCATCCAGTTAGTGTTGAGGTCAATGGTCTTAGTTACTTGGGTGTTGAAATTAACAGCCCCTTGTTCATAACTATTGTACTTCCACTCTGCTCCCGTTACATATCCTGGCACGTCCTTGTTGTAGGTCTCTCTCTTGATAGCCAGCTTCTCATAGCTCTTAAGTTGGAAGGCAAAGCTACTCCATGAGCCCATTCTATCTAAGAATAAGATATGACTCTCAGAGATGAGTACCCTTCTATCTATCTTGACCTGGCATGCTAAACTCTTCACAGGGTTAAAGATACCGTCACTGTACCATATCTGATATGTCTGAGTTGTTGGCTTGACCAATGGATGACTACCACTTGCTAAGGTTAGCGTGCCATAGTTATTAGGACCAACTGCCACACCCTTGATGTAGTCAGATCCACTTAAATCCTTGTAGAACAAGTCACCGTTATCATTCTCAAAGTACACCCTCTTGTTGACAGGTACTGGACCAACATCCTTAAGGTTGAGCCATAAGTCCTGACCAGGTGTGCAACTGAATACTTGAGGCTGGTCTGTGAGCCATTGCCCATGTATGTTGTCAAGCACGTAGTCAGTCTCATCCCAGAACGGCATGTCAATCCAAGGTTGCACCCCGTTAAAGACATACTTGTCTAAGGTGCTCACTATGTTCAAGGCTATTGTCTTTCTGTTGTCAGCGTACTTCACTGCACCGTTGATGGTTGCATCCGTCACCTCAGACCATAAGGCATTGATAGTGAATGATGTTGTGCCAACTACTGAGACAACAGTGTGCAGACCTTCCACTCCAGGGTTGGCTGCTATACCTCCCACTGCTTGGGTGATGTTTATCTGGTCACCTACCACAAAGGCATGTGTTGCTGTGATACGCACGTTGCCTGCATTGTTCACCAAGGATGCTGTGTAGCTCAGCTCATAGATATACTCCTCACCTATCTTGACATCATACTCGAAGTAGCTATTAGCCGCATCATAGAATGTAGTCACTGTAGGGTTGAAGTCAAAGCTCACCATGTTGCTCAGGAGCTTACTCAAGTCCTGCTCACCATAGCCAGTGCCGAATGTTGGCAGTGCCTTGTAGTATCCTATCCTGGTTGCTGTGCCTGCCTCGAATACCTCAAAGATATATCTGAAGCCATCCTTGTTGACATTGGTTGAGTTGACTATGAACTTGCACTCGTTGTATGCAGGAGTGAAGTCTTGAGGCTGTGCTATGATTGTTGTTGCCATACCTATATTGTATCTTAGTTTGAATCCTGTTAGAAGGATAAGTAACTGTCATCGGTGAAGTAGTTCTCCTTGATGTAGGTAGCTGCATACCGTATGGCATCCATGGCATCATCCCATAGTTTGACTGGCTCATCCGTTATCTGGTCGCCTACTTTCTTCCACTTGTAGTTTTCATACTCCTTTTTAAGTTGAGGGTGGTCCTCACATATGATACCAAAGGTCTTGATGTTGTCTATCCCCTTCTTGACTACCTTGTTGGCATTCTCAATGTAATACCCTGCCCTATCTATCTCGGCTATGGTCTCAGGTCTTGAGTAGTCAGCCAGTATGTTCACGCTCTTATCTATGCCTAACTGGTCCATCCTTGCAATCAGGTCAGTAGTGGTGAGGTAGCTCTCATAGATCACTGGTTCAATGTACAAGTCCTTATCCCTCCAGTAGACTCTGACCAAGGCAGTAGGGTGATTGTAACCGAAGTCAAGCCCATAGACAAACTCTGTGAACTTAGCAGGTCTATGCTTAACGAATGACCAGTTGGAGTAGATGTTGCTCTTAGAGATAGCTTTCTCACCAAGGGCATATATCTGGTACTGTGCCTCATCCGTTCGCTTCAAGTCTTCTATCTGTTTCTTGATGCTCTCAGGTAGGAACGGGTTATCCTTGTAGGTTGACTTGATGAGCACTGACTCTTCCTTTGGCAGTTCATACAGCCATGAGTTGGACTCAGACGGGTTGTAGTCAAAGATGAGCTTGCCCTCCGTTCTCATGTTGAGCTGAGTGAAGTCATCGTAGTACAGCTCATTAGCTTCATTGCACCATGCCAGGTCTCTCTTCCTTCCTCTAATCTTTTGCTCATCATCTACTGAGAAGAACTCCACAATAGATCCATTGTCAAAGGTGTAGATGTGCTCAGACTTATTGTGCTTGGTCACCTCGTAGATATCCAAGTCCTTCATTATCTCTAAGAAGTCCCTCATCACTGTAGCTCTAAGTGCTGGGAAGGTCTTGCGTATGATGCTGACCACCTTGCCTCTGTTCTGCAGGCAGTAGACTATGATAAGCTGGCATAGGCTGTAGGTCTTAGATGACCTTGAGCCGCCCTCGTTTATGATAAACCTGGACTCACTTGCCAAGGCTTCAAAGTTGCGCTCAAATATGACTGTGCTCTTAATCTCCATTGTGTGCAATAGTTGGACTATACCACTTAATTAGTAGTATAGTAAGAATTATGTCAAAGATACACTATTTAATAATAGTAACCTTAATATCATTTATTGCCTGACCTTGGGTAGTTGTATCTACTCTCTCAGTTAGGTTGTTCAGTCGCTGGGTGATTGAGGCATTGTACTGCCCAGTCATGCCACCTTCTATCTGGTCTTTTCTAATTGCCTCCTCTATGCGTGTACAGATTGTAGTATACACTGAATATCTCCCATCCGTATTAGCGAAGTAATCATTCACTGTACTGCCATTATCAGCAGCAAAGCATCTAAAACCTACTTGAGTCAATGGTCTCTCTAATGGCACTGGAGTAGCTTCACCAGTCTTATTAGAAAGTGAGTATTGATAACGTGGGTTGTTCTTGGTCCATTCTTTGTATCTCTCAAACAACTCCCACATTGCCTCTGGAGTCTCTATGTGTTTATGCTTTGGCATCTGCCTTAGGTTTACGTTTCTTTTTAGGCTTAGCCGTTGTCTCAGGTATTGGACCATCTACAGCCTTGTATTCTATCACAACTACATCCTCTGTAGTCTTAGTCACTACCTCTTCAAAGATATGCTTGAGACCGATTGACTGGTAATAGGATACGTTCTTAAGGTTGATCTTGTTCACTACGATAGTCTTAGACCCTAAGATTCTATCATACACCTTGACAGTCTGCCCGATGTACTCTGGTTTAATTTTGTAATTCATTCTCTTTTATTATAATAAATATTAAATAAGCTCCTAATGTAGCACCTGAGAACTTAAACAGCAGGTACATATTTTCATTGAGTAATGCCAGGACCACACCCCATGCCAGGATGTAAGTAATAAGCCCTATGATATCAACACTCTTCATACCTATATTGTATTGACTTTATATTTTCTTTAATTTCTTTAATCAGGAAGTATGCTGAGGTACTGTTGATGTTGAAGTACTTAGCCAGGGCGGTCTGAGTTGAGTGCCCTTTGTCATAGTATGCCTCGAACACTATCTGCTTGATGCGGTCATGCTGCTGGCTTCTGTATATCTCTACCATTGCCTTCTTAAAGCTGTAGCGTTCCTCTATCTGTATCTTATGGTCAAGGTCTGTAGTGTCGTCTATGTCATCGCCTAAGTGCTCCTGAGACCTATATATGTCATCTCGCTTAGTCCTTGAGCCTTGAGTCCATATCAACTCATACTTGATCGTATTCAGTAGGTAGCTCTTAGCCTTGTCTTGAGTCATCTCTGAAAGGTGTACCTTGGTGCAGTGGATGTATGCGTTGTTGATCACTGCATCTGCATCTATTGAGGCAGGTATATTGAGCACCTTGAGGAAGTGCCTGGTGTACTTGAGCACCTCACTGTAGTTCTTAGCTACGTATCTATCCAGTTGCTCCTTCATACCAGATGTTAAAGTCTTTGAGCCATACCTTCCTACGTACTGATGCACAGAAGCACTCCTTGTCTTTGATGCCAGTCACTCTACTCTTGATGCGTTGCAGTTGTATCAGGGTACGCTTGGTGAGTATCCTATCCTCTGGCTGGTTGAGTAGCTCAGTTATGAGTTGTATATCAGTTTGTTCAAGCATACTGCTGTGAGTGACGTGGCACATGCCACAGTGAAGGATTGAGAATAGATCAGTGTAGCCCAGAAGGAGGTACACTTCCAGCAACCAAGTGCGGTGTGTAGCCAGTCGGGTAGTATCATGGTGTTGATGTAGTCTTGGATGGGCTCGAAGTGGGTGAACCACCATGTCATGACTAAGGGAGCTAAGTATTGTATTATCATGTGGGTAAAGATAGTGAAAATTTATAACAGTTGTTATGCGCCATTAAAACGTGCGCATAGCTTGGTGTTAGTGGCAATACTCCGAAGCCCTCCGAACAGCGACATCGTAATATTGTTTTTCCTTTTCTATTCCTATTGATTTGCGATTTAATTTGATACAAGCCAAATTGGTAGTTCCTGAACCCATTGTATTATCTAAAACTGTATCGTTTTCGTTGGTATAGGTTTTTATTAAGTGTTCCATCAACTCAACAGGTTTTTGCGTAGGGTGTTGGCTTTTGTTGTTTCCATTACTAAAACAAACCACATTGTCAGGGTAATTTGTAAATGATGAAGTATTTGAATGTTCCTTTTGCTCACCATATACTTTTTCTCCTTTCTTATATTTAAAGTGGTTTGGTCTGTAATTATTAAAACTACCTTCAATAAGCCCTTGTGGGTTATATGTGCATTGTTTTTCGTAAAACACCACAATATCTTCCGTTCTTCTTAGTGGTTGTTTCTTTGCGTTTAGGTGGTTTGTTTTGGTGGTCTTATCCCAAACAAGCGAATACTTAAACATATTCAAATCATTACACACTAAAACGCTTGTAAAAGGTTGTTGGCAAGTCAAAATAATAACACCGTTTTGTTTTAGTATTCTTTTGTATTCACTCCATAATTTAGGTAGTGGTAATATGCTATCCCATTTCGCCTGTGTAGTTCCATAAGGCAAATCGCAAATAATAGCGTCTATACTTTTATCCTCAATAAAAGGAAAAACATCGAAACAATCAGCGTTTATAAAAGTACTGCCACTAACACGGGTTTGGCAAAATGGCTGTTCAGTAATTCTATCAATCATTCGTTTTTAATTTTTAAGTTTAGTAATTCTATTTAGCTTCGGGTTCAGCCACTTCGCCAAGCCGAGAACCGTTATAACAAAGGGGAGCTGTTACACTCCCCCTGTTGCACCCCTTAATGGACATTGAACTGTTCAAGTATCAATCTGATTAGGGGGTAGGCTATCAAGCACCACCTGTGGGGTGTAGTACTGCCCTTCGATGTCAATCATTATCTGTACTAAGTAGTTCATTTCAATAAGTAATTAAACGCTTTATCATAGAACTCACCCTTTACTGACTTACCATGCAGGAACCTATGCAGCGTAATGTTAGGCACTCCGATATCCTCTGCCATGTGTACTGCTCTGTTCCTACTGGATAGCTTGTCCTTAAGCTCAGCCCTCACCCATTCAGTGAGGGTCTGATTATCCTGGAGATAGATGGTTTTAGAACGGGTCATCCTCAGCAAGTATTGTGAATGCATCTTGTACTTGTTCACCTACTACCTTCCATGCATCAAGGCTGTTGTAGAACTTATCACCCACTTGCCTGCCTCGTAGGTTGAATGATACCTCTACTTCCTGACCTACTCCATACGGTTTGATTATATCCATGCGGTCATTAAGGGTTTGGAACATGATGTCTTGAGGGTACTTGTCACCTGTAGTGATCACGAACTCTCTTACTTGAAACTTATCCGATATCACTTTGATAGGATTGATGAGCTTGATAGCTCCTTTGACTGTTAAATCTGCCATTTATTTATTATTTAATTCATTTACATACTGTGCATAGTACTCAGAACAATATCTGAGCCTTTCAATTATCTGCTCTTCATACAAAGCATCTCTCTCATATCTCACTACAGTTATCCTGTGATGACTTGGGATGTGGTCAACTCTGTGGATGGTCATGTTATCCCACTCAGTGAGTAACTCATCAGGTGTTGTGTACATGGTGTAGATTAACTCAAATGATGGTCGGTCATACAGCCACATGTACGCTCTACCTTGCCACTCATAGTCACTTGACTCAGCCTCTGATGGTGTTGCTGGGAAGGTTTCTAATGACCAAGAGCTCTTGATGTCAATGATTAGGTCATCTGTTATGATATCACAACATCCTGACATGTACTCATTGGTCACTCGTTCCTCATTCTTAGTGTAGTTAGTGAAGCGAACGGTGTTGAGTAGATCAATGCCTTCTTGCTCCCACTCTGTGCCCTTAATCATTGGCTTCGTTCTAAGCTCTGTGTTGAATCCGTAGAAGTCTTGCTTAGCAATTCTCCTTATTTCTGATTTAGCGGTCTTAGAAAGCACCTCTGACTTACTCTGAGGCGTTGTCATTAGCTTCCCTAACTGTGATGGTCTCCATTTCATAGCTGTGCCTCCTGTTCTTTAGTTAGGTTAAACTTTGCTCTGAGCTCCTCAACCTTATAATCACCTGCCTTAATCTTAGCCAGTGCATTGTTGAACCGTTCTGTAGATAGTGATTCTTTAGCTTTTGCCTTAGGTTGCTCCTTCACTGGCTCAGATGCCATGTTGCCATCGTCATCCACAGCCTGAAGTGATAAGATAGACTGCAAGGTATAACGTCTGTAGTAAGTTATGGCACTACCCATCTTCTGTGGATCTATGCCAGTAGGTAAGTCCATACATGACTCAATCATATTACCTGACTCAACATCTATTATCTGAGTGCAGACACTATTGCCATGGATAGGCTGTAATAATAGCAGACCATTCTCTAATAAGATAGGCTCAACTGCCTCAATGATTGCATTCAAGTCGGCATATGACTTCTTGAAGTGTGGGTTATTAGCATTCTTGGTCACCTTGCCAATTGCCAACTTACATTTGTACACCTTCTGGTGTAGGCTGAATACAGTTTGAGTGCTCTCTGCCTCATTTGCTTGCCTGATTTTCTCAGACGTACTGATTAATTCTTTCATTTCCTTTGTATTTTCCTCAAAGTTAATAAAGTTTTGCATATAAGAGAAATAAAGTTATTAACAATTAGTTGTTAGTTCCTCACCCTTATCCTCATACACCTCAAGCAATGCCTGTTCTAATAGGTTAATTTCATTTTCACATAGCTTACCAAATATTGCAGCAGCACATCTTAAAAATGTCTCAGCCTTGATAATCTCTTCTTTTGTTGCTTTCATATTCTTATATATTAATCTTTGATAACTCAAATACCACCTCATCCCAGTATTTGTGAAGGTGCAACGGTGCCAGGTAGCGTACTGCCTCCGCTTGTTTAATGGCTTCACTCTTTGCTGCATGTCCCTGGTGTAACATCTGAGCATTGATTAGCATGTTGTATGCTTTATTCTTAGCACTGATCACTGTCATCGATTCCTTTTATTGGGTGTTTGTACTTCTTTCTTAGGTGCTTGAGCTTAACCTTGAACTTAGGCATCTTGAGCTTATATCTCATTTTCATAGTAACTGTATTTCTTTTTTTACTTCTGCCCAATAAAGACGTTCAATTTTCATTTGTCCACCTTTACCTTCAAAATATTTTGTCCATTCATCAAGCATTCTATTCTCATATTCAAGCAGCTCATCCACAGCAATTATTGCAGAGTACTTAGCTATCACAGTGCACAATATCTCCTCACCACATTCAGTATCAGTATTCATTAGCATTATCCTATAGGTATCTACTAAATCCTTCGCTTTCTCCTTCGCTGTCATAACCCTAATACAAATGATTCATACCACTCCACAAACTCATCAAACGTCCTTACAATGATATACACCCCTCCAGCCCGTTCAATGGCTTCCTGATAGGCTTTCTGTACATCTGACTGGCGGTCTTTTCCATACTTAATCTCAATCTTAACTGACCTTCCTCTGATAGTAGTTGAGATGTCAGCAGTACCTTTGGTTGATTGTCCTGGTGTCCACTTGCCAGGTAGTTGCTTTTGGTAAGCAATCTCACCTGTGCCCACCTGTATCTTAGCACCTTCCCTGTACTGACCTTGAGAACTGATACGTTCAGCTTGACCACCCATGTACTGGACATAAGCAATCACACAGTTGGTCAGTGAGTTGGCTGAGCTATCCTTCCAGTCGGTAAAGGCTAAGTACTTCATGTCAATGGTCGGGTGCTTGAGGCGTAGTGCCTCGAGCTCTAATGCTTTGAGCTTAGCTTTGTTTAGTTTGTTCATATCTTAATGTCTACGTCTCCCACCTACAAATGGAAGAATTGTTAAATTAAATACTTCATAAATTATTTCAGAAGATGTCAACCCACCAAAATCAAACTCTAAATTTTTATCTGCCTGAAAGTATCTCAAATACAAAGTTGGGACTCCTTTGTAAAAATCTAAGAATAAATAATCTGTATAGTTATATAAACCATATTTTGCAAATACATCTAATACTTTTTTATTGTGTATTGTGCAGTCTCCAGTTTGAATTTCATATCCTGAAAAATCAAAATGTAAATCTCCTTTTTCCAATCTGATAAAATCAATCACTTCATTTTTAGTCATTGTTTTTAATTTTGCCTGTGTCATTTTTTCACTCATTGTCTATCTTTTTAACCCATTTATAAATACATTCTCTTGATACATCTAACAGATCAGCAACACTGACCTTATTCAATTTTTTATTAGCCTGGTACATCACCTTGAACTTGTCAAACTTAGTCTTGCCAGGGTCATTTTTAATAACGTCTTTAAGCTCCCTTTTTTCACTTGATTCAATCTTAACCTTCTTACTCATGTTGATAAAGTAGTGAGATAGTTTCTCAGCTCTCAACATGGATGGCTCCATCAGTGTGCCATGAAAGTACTCAACTGGGTCATCATAGCTCCAAAGTGCATTTAGTAGCATTGCAAAGCGTGGGATGTAACTCTTCTGTTTTGGTAGCATTGACTTCATGTACTCATTCTCAGCATCACTGTTTTGCATCTCAGTAATCTGATTGAATATTCTCATCCATTGCTGCTTAGACTTTGGAGTCATTACAACCGTCATAGGCTCAATGTCATCCTCCATGTTATACTTAACCCACTTCATTTTTACCTCTTCAAAGAACTTGACAATATAAGCCTCATACCAGGTAGAAGTTGATACATCCATCTCATTCTCATTGTAAGATTCAACAAACAAATCAGGGAAGGATATAAGCATCCTATCTGTAAAGCCGTTCTCCTTATTCTCCTCTGTATTGAATGCATCAAATATAGTAGGCTGTATACCTCCAAGCACTGGTATATGTGGCTTATCAACAAATGAACTCTTAGCGGTCTTCCTGTTCATGCTTACAGCCTTACCACTCCAGCAGGATAGCCAGAACTCAAGGTCAGAACCTGCTCTGTACTTGTTCATATCCTTAAACCATCCTGCCAGCTCATCCTTGAACACACCTACTGAGTTCTTATTCTCTTCATGTAGGTCAACCAATGCCTCCAGTGTAATGTCATTGACTATGAATTGAGTCTTTTTAGGCTTTCTTATCTCCTCTGAGTGCTCCTTCTCTTGCTTATCTTTTTTCTCATACTCAACCCACTTAGCATACTCCTTGATATATCTCTTGATATGAGTGTTGTTAGCCTGCTCAAGTGGTCTTATTATCTGGTTGATGCTTGGAGTCTTACCAATACCAGCCTTACCTACTAATGATATCCATAAGGTGCCAGTCTCAAGCCATCCTTTCTTTACCTCTACCTTCAATGAGTTACCTACTATCACTGACAGCATCCACATAAAAGCACATCCCATGTAGTCTATTGATAATCCTAATGTCTGAGCAGATTCTAATATGTAATGTTGTACAGGCTCAGGAAATATGTCAATCGGGAAGGTTAATTTACTCACATCTACCTTTGGCTTGTCATCCAGTTCTATCTGTGGTACTCTACGTGATCCATATCCTTTCTCATATAGGTCATTTGCAGCCTGTTTGAAGTCACCAAAATTATATTTGTGTGCGTAGATAGCAAAGGGGCTCAATAGTTTCTCAGCAGGATACTGTGTTCCTGTACTGAATAGATACATGCATCCACTATCTTTGTACACATAACCTGAATGAGGTGACTCAGCTCCATGTCTACGTATGATGTAGCTCTTAGTGGTGTTCCTTACAATGGTGAACTCATCACTAATCAGTTCAATAGTGTTATTTTTCTCGTTGTAGTCATCCCATGGAGTGATCTCATCCTCCTTAGTAGAGTATTCTTTTTTTGTAGGTTTGTCAAGGTTGACCTCTTCAATGTAGTTGTAAGTCTTTGAGATGGACCACAATATATCTCGCTCCTCATCTGTGATATACTTAATGTCATGGTATTCATTATCACCATGGAAGTGATTGTATAGAATGAACTGACCACCAACTCCCCTGGTCTCAATGATAGCCTCCTTCATTCCTTTGAGCTTAGCTATTTTAGTGTTACCTGCTACAGTTGTTGACTTGTATATGATATGATAGCCATCTCTCATGGTCTTAGCTATCACAAACTTATAATCAAACTCTGAGATGTTATCTCTCAGGAAGGAGATGTACTCATTCCACCAGGTTAACTTCTCTTGAAGGGATGAAAATACTTTGAGGTCAATATCAATACATTCAATATCATTTACACCTGATCTACAGCCATACAATGGAGCTGTCAGTTGGTCAATCTCATCATGAGTCTTACATGGTTTGGATGTCCACTTTGTTTCAAGTGGTTTCTTGGTCTCATCACATGGTATAATGCTATACCCAATGGTAGATAGTTTCTTTAAGTAATCTTTTGTAATCATATTACGCTAATTTAAACCACGCTAATTAAAAAAATAGGGGAAAGGCAGCGTGAACCTTTTAAGTGGATGCCTCCGACAACCCCTTTGCAAATATAGATATTCTCATCTGATAATAATCAACATTTTTATAAACTTTATTAACATTAAAAAGTGTACACTAGTTGACAGTAAAAGTGTAAACCAAGTTGACAGTAAAATCTTAGTGTTTATAAGGGTTACAGACGTTTTGTAGTGTAAACTTACACTTTTTTTAAAAAAGTACATTTTTGATGAGTTAAAAATATATTTAAAATTCAAGTGTAAACTAGTTTACAGTGTACACTTTTTAGATAATGTATTGATATGTAACAAGTTAGTTGTGTAAACCACTG